GCCGCCATCATCCTTACAAGCAGCGCGATTGCTATCTCGCGCTCATCCCACCGCCGTCGGGTCTTGGTGGATTTTCTTTGACCAGCGGAGTCATCGTTTGCCCTTCCACTCCACCGCGTCCCTGCTCCCCTTACTTCCTCCGGGGCCTTATTGCCTTTCCCTCCTTAATAGTGTGTAACTACATATATTTTACATTCTAGATAGTTTATGTCCAGGGAAATCGTAGCAAGTAGCCCCTACTAGACACACGACTTAGCATCGATTTCAAAAATAGTTTTGTGGGGGGATTCGCCTCTGGTGTGGGTATCCGCCAAGGCGGACCCTAGAGGGCTGGCAGGACGGTGGAGGCGGGAGGAGGCAGCGACCCGTCAAAGAATCGCCACCCCTCCCCGCCCCCTGGCACGGGGGAACTAGTCGGGATCCGGATCGGTCAGAGGCACGGACGGGCCGATGATGCTGTCCACGTCGTTCGCCTCCGGCACTTCCTCGGCCACGATTTCGCACTCGATCTCGGCCACGAGATCACGCGTCTCGCCCTTGGTCAGGTCGGCGTCGACCTTCGCGTTCAGGAACACCGGGACGTTGCTTCCGTCCGGGGCCCTGTCCGTGATCGCGAGGCGCTCGTAGATGTACGAGAGGCCATCTTCCGCCACGCGCACGCCCTGGGCTTTCAGGGCATCGGTGGTTTCGACGGTCGTGGGATGGTCCTGCTGGTCGATGGTACGGTCCTCGCCGGTGCTGCCCTTCGGAAAGAGTCGCACACGGCTCTTGGTTCCGACTTTTCCTTTGTCCTGGATCTTCATACCTGTTGCTCCTTTCGGGAGTCGCGACACGGTGGGTGGAACTGGAACGCCTTCGGGATCGGGATCGCCAAGCAGCACAGAGGGACCGACCGACGCTTCGACCTTCACGGCCTCTTGGCTATTTAAAAGCCCAAAGATGACTTTGAGCAGTGCTTCTATCCGGATCAGTTGCTTTTCGACTCGGTCGAGCTGGCTCTTGCAGCGCGTGGGTTTTCGGTTGGGTTCACTGGGAAATATCCTTGCTCCCAGCAGCTCCTTGACGTCGTTGAGCTCGCGGTGCATATCCCCCGATCTCATCGGGCCGTCCTTGGTCTTGTTGCTCATGGCATAGCCTCTCCCGTGACCCTTTAAACGTGAAGGTCCGCAGTACCTCGGCTTGATGTTTCGAGAGCTCATGATCTCACCTGCGCGGGTGGGGCGCTATGGGGCCTTCACCCCAGAGATCGTCACTTCATCTTGTTGAGCCAGAAGTTGAATAGCGCCGTAACCCCTCCAGCCCCGAGCAAGCTCGCAATAGCACTGATCATCGTGATCCGCCCGATGATGTTGTCCTTCAGGGCGTTGAGCGTCTTAACGTCCCCGAGGAGCTGCCCCTGGACCTTGTCACGGTCTGCGTTGGAGGTAGTGGTCCTCTCCATGAACTGGATGAGTTGGGCGACGCTCCCGTTGACGAGGCCGTCGTATTTGTCCCGGCTGACGGTGAGTTCGAGGTTCTTGCGCGTCTCCTCGTTATGACCGTTCAGCTCCTTCAGGCGCCGCATGGTTTCCCGGGCCTGGCGGACCAGCTCTCGCTGCCTCTCCCGGAAGATCAGGTCGGTGCGGTTCCGGTTGTGCTGGATTTCCCTCGGGAGGGCATCCTCGAGTACAGCCAGCCTGGCCTCGAAAGACCGGGAGGTGGCATTCATTGAAAGATCCTACCCGTCGAGGCGTGGCACCCTGACGTTGCTGACGCTACTGATGACCCCGAACGCATAGAGCAGCCAGAAGATCACGGCGACGACGACCGCGATGTTCATGAGGTTCTTGATTTTCGCGTCCATGGGGATATAGGTATTCACCATCCAGAGCAGGACGCCGATGACGATCAGGGTAATAACCAAAGCGAGAAGGGACATGCAGCGGCCGCCTTACTTGACAGGCGGCAAAGCGTTGATGCCCTCGGTGCGCGCCACGGCTTCTCTGGTGAGCGGGACCGTTCCACCCGTCACGTTGAAGACCTTCGCGACCGCCCCAAAGAACGACGCCAGAACGGCGAACGCCACCGCGGCCCAGTGGATCGAACCGTCCACGTTGAACCACCCGGCCATCGTGGCGCCGGACACTCCGGTCAGAAACCCAAGGACGGTCGTGAGCCAGTTCTTCAGCATGGATACTCCCGAGGATGGAACCGGGGATTTCCGGCTCCGGTTGAATTTTCGGACGACCCTGTGGAGTATCCATAAAACCCGAAAAGATTGCAAGATCGAACCCATTCAGGCAATCCTCTCGAAGCGGTCATCGGGAAGGGTGTTCCACATGAAACGCTGCTGGGCGACATCCAGAGTCAGGCCAGGATGGAACTCGAAGTGCGGACCATCATGCTTCCGGCTCGGCCACCGATAGCCAGCTTCCATCTCCAGGGATTCTCCAATCTCCACGACCTCCAGCCAGTCCGCGCGGCCGTCCTCGTCCAAGTCCGCGACCTCGCTCCAGTGAACCATCTTCCCGGTGGGCATGAGGAGGGCCACATCGTAGGCGAGTCGATACTGGTGCCAGGATCTCCAAGGTAGCGCATGCGTCACGATCCCCCGTCCGTCCGGGCGCATGGGCACCCAGGTCGAAGGATCAACCCCGAGGGCCTTCCTGCCCTTGGCATACTCCAGCACCTGTTCCTCTGGTGACCTATAAGCGCAGGCGATGATGAATGGGACCTTCGCGGCGCGCGCCTCCTCCAGATGCTCAACGCAGCGAGCGCGGACAGACGGGTGCAAGCTCAGCACCCGGGGCACATCGATGTGGCGGGAGACAGCGCGTTCGATTTCCGCGACCCGTGGGATGTGGATCACGACCCGAGCGTCTCCTCGGTGCCCGACCACACGAACTCGGCGAGATCGAAGTGGGCCTTGCAATGAACGCAGAAGGTGCCGGAATAGAACTTCGGGTCGCGCGCGTACGTCTCGGCCAGCGCCCGCGCCATGAAGGTTTCCTTGCCGCAAGGCAGGTGAACGTAGTTGGTCCGAACGGGGCGCACAAAACCCTTCGCCCGCTCCTCCTCGCTGAGGACAACGTAGCCCTTCTGCATGCCAGTCACCGGATCAATTTCACGGTGATCCGGGGTAACCGGGCTGCCGTCGATCATGGTCTTTTTGGGACACGTGAATTCAGGAGCATCGTCCGTCATAGCCGAACCCCACGGTGAGCTGTTGGTTTATGGCGCCAACCGAATCCAGTAAACCCAGTCCTCCTTCGGCACCGGCAGGAGGTCCATGTCCACGCATCCCTCTGCATCGCTCTGCTTGAACGTGCCCCACTGAACCGAATCCGGGAAGCGCTCGATGTTGACGTAGCCGTTCGGGGATCCGCAGCCTCCGGCGAGCGCACAGCCGCGTTCTCCGGGGAACACCGTCCAGCATGGAGCGAGGTTACAGCGGGCGTCCGTAGATGAGATCCCGTCCTCGAAGTGCTTCACGGCCGTCACTTGAACGGGCACCGCGCCGGCGGAACCAAGACACAGAAGGGTCGTCAGGATCACGAGAGTCATGGGCATGGCTGTGAGCTCCTGTTCCCGGCATTATCTACCGCAACAACGGGGGACGGATTATCAGTCGACGGCCAGGGCCAGGCAGTGAGGCCACCAATCGGAGGTGTGGGGAGCAGCGGCCCGGGATTCGCCACCGGATCGAAAGTGGTCGAAACGGTGGTTCCGGTTCCCGGATCAGGTATATCGGTGGTGAACCGGATCGGAGTTCCTGGCAGAGTCATGATGCAGCTGTAGGGCTGGCCCTGGTCGTCCAGACAGGTGGACGTGACGTTCAGGCGAACCGTCGCCTGGAGATAGTAGTAGCTCGTGGCCTCGGGGGCGCCATTGCAATCGGTGAGTACCCGATCCCACATCCATAGAAGCGCGAGCAGAGAAAGCAGCATGTCAGATCCCGGGATTCTTTCGAATGGTCATCAGTCCTCTGCGGGGGGTGTGCGGCTTCGAGGAGCTGTCCAGCACCCTGGCAACGTACTGAAGTCTTTCTCCGGCAAGAGCACTCGTGTTGGCTGGCAGGAGCTCCAGAATGGCGATGCCGGTATCCCAGTTGGTCAGATCCCATTGGTTCGTCTGGATGTTCGACGTGATACTGATCACCGCCTCGCCCAGGGTGTCGTCGAGGGAGCGCTTGGCAATGAAGGCAATGGTGCCACTTCCCCCAACGAAAGGCGTACCGTCAGCGTTGAACAGGGTGAACTTGATTTTCTCCTGGTCCCCCGCGTCGACTGCAAAGTTGTACGTCTGTTGGTCTACCTCTAGCACGGTGCGCCTCCTACGGCTTCGAAATAATGCCCCTCGCGGCGAGAGAGGCAATCGCGGTTTCCAGTGACTTCGACTCGACTGTCACCTTCAGGCGTTTTGCTGGGTCAGGATCAAGGTCGCCGGCCAGCGTAAGTAGCGCCGCAAGTGTGGCTCGCTTCGACGGCGACGGATCCACGCCACCCGAGAGCGATAGCGGAGCCACCCTCGACCGGGGCGCTCCCTGCACGGATGGCTCAGCTCCAACGACAAAGGGCGCTGTAATCGCCGACCGAAGCATCAATCCTGACTGCGTAACACCAAGCGCTGCCGGATCAAAAAGGTCGGCACTGAGCGCCTGCGCGATCATTTCGGCGTTCCCGAGGTCCTCTACGCGCACGAAAATGGCATCGTCGAAATAGCGGGCCTGGGCAATGTTCGTTGTCCCCGGGGTCTGGACTATATAACAGACCGCGGAAGAGGATTGCGGATAGAAAAGCCCTCCCTGGAACCTCCAGACCGAACCGGTGTTGCCTGCGATGGTTGCAAGAATCGAGTTTTCAACTTGGAAAAAAGCCTGAACGCCCGGGAATACCCCCGAGGATTTCCACCAGACGCCACCGACATAGGGGACGAATGGCGTCAAGCCAGAGAGGTTTTGAAGGACGCCCCCGCACGTCGTCGTGGGACCAATCGCCCGAAAGCGTGCGTTGAGGCGCAGCGATTTCAGGCCCGAACGGACATTCCCAAGCACCGCATTGAAGCTGGCTCCCTGGACGTCACAGAGATCGAAAATGAACTGCCAGCCGGGAAAGGAAAGCCCGTCAGAGGTTTCGAAGCCCGGATCACTGAGGACGTTCTGAAACACCCCGTCTCCGGTCTATGGGATGAGGTCCGGGTCGAAGGGTTCAGACTTCACGGAGTAAGTGACATCGTACTCCACCAGCTTCGGATCCCCGGCCTGAAGCATGCTCTTGGCGAGGTTGGCGACTTTGAGGGGATCGTCAGACTGCACCTGCCCATAGAACTTGTGGGTGCGCTTCACCATCACATCGTAAGTAGGAGGAACGGTCGGCATGGGTTCTCCTTTCTACCAGGTACCGTCCAGTATGGGCGGCTGAGTAAAGATGGGCGTGGCGCACTCGAACAGGAACCGGATGCCCAAGCCGATTGCCTTGTCCTCGACGAGAGAGATTTCATGCTCTTGTGCGAGCACTTCCCTCCAGGTCAGACCCCCATCGAGTGACAGCTCGATCAGCCAGTCGTCAGAGAGAACCTTCCCGTAAAGATCCGACAGGATCTCCTCGTCGGTCCCGGGCATCGCAAAGATTTCCCTCATGTCCGGATAGGCCACATGCATCTCGCCGGTGCCGTTGGGCGCCGGAGTGATGAACGCCCACGACGACCGATCGGTAGTCAGCGAGGTGTTGAAGGTATTGCGAACCACCTGCCGGCGCCAGACCTTCTCCGCCTGGAAATCCTTCGTGACCTGTAGGTCGGGACTGGCATTCGCTCGGATATCGATGCGCGCGGGATGGGGGACATCCGCGCGGACAAAGACCGAAAACAGCGCCGTCTTGCTCTGGTGAGCAAAGAGACTTCCAGTGGACATGACGCGCGCGAACAGCAGCCCCGTGTTGGGCACAGACGCATCAGCGATCAGGTCAGCGTCGGTGGCTCCCAGTGGACCCCGCCCCACATTCGGAGTAAGCGTGGCATCCTGAGCGGTCCACGCCGGCGAGCTGAAGTCGTTGGCCGCGGGAAGTTGGTTTGTCCCGACAACCTGGTACCGGGCCGTGGTGTTCAGATCAGCCGTGTGCTTCGCTTCGAACTGGAGCTCCACCACGGGCCGGGTGCCGAAACGCTTCCGCCGCAGTTGACGGCGCACGGTTTCCAGATCACGCACCAGGGCAGGGTAAGTAACCAGGCAGCGGGTGAGGGACTGGAGCTCCTTCATGTCGTACTCGATGGGATGCCCCCCCACTTGGGACTTCGCCCGCACCATCGGGTACCAGCGGATCATCAGTCGTCCTCCAATTTCTCAATGACTTCCATGCGCAGCTCGAACCCAAGAAGATCCCGATCCACCGAGTACACCAGCCAGTCGCTTCCGAAAATTCGGACTGGGTCCAAGAGATTGTAGACAGTACCATCATCGAACAGCTCCAAGCTCAGGTGTCTACGCTCCTTGCTGAAAAAAGAATGAATCGTAGTGGCGATCGAAGCCGCCACAACGTCGGTCGAGACGAACTGCACCTGAACGGTAAGGTTCCGCGACACCGAGGTCTTTTGCCCGGCCGAGGCGATTCCTCCAGCCGGCAGAGTGAACTCCACGTAATCGTAGAGTTCCAGCCAGACAGGGTCCTCCTCCTGCTCAAGAATGAGATCATCCAGCACTTTGATCTCGGTGCCAGAATCGCCGCGGCGTGGGTGGAAGTGAGCCACGCCCTGAGCGTCGATGAAAAACACAGCATTCAAGACGATGGCAATATCGTCCAGGGAATTAATGAGGGACTGCCCGGAGAAGTCAGCGTAGGCAATCGTCCACTGGTCCGTCGAGGAGGCCACGTAGTAGCGGGCGATGGCTGTCGTTCCAATATTCGGAGCGGCATTAACCACAACGCGCACGGTTCCGTTCACGATGGTCAGGTGGCGAGTGGTGACACCGCCCGCGGGCTTCCCGGCAAGAAGGATCTGCTGCACATTGGCGAAATTATCATTGCTGAACAGCACGCTGGGAATCCCCTGTGGGTAGCCGACGGTGTACCAGACCCCATTAAAATAGCGCGTCTGCTTCGGTGACCAGTTGGAAGCCAGGCCACCCGAATAGGCCAGCACGATGCTCGTACCCCTCCAGATCTCAATCACCTTCTGCGTCGAGTTGTAGACCACGAGGCCATCGAATTCCTTCGAGTAGCGGACGTTTCCATTCGCCGCAATGGCGCGGGCGTCGCTCGTATCCAGAATGACCCTCGCGGCGCCCGCGACGTCCCAGTAGCCGAACTGACTTCCGAGGTCCCCGTCCCAGGCGTAGTAGACGCGATTCCTGACGGAATCGTAGTCACCGCTCGCGAAGTGCATGTCAAACCCGAGGACGAGGTTGTCCCCCAGTGTCGAAACGAGCGACGGCCCGGCCCAGGTGATCCCGTCCGCCGAGGTGTACTTGTTCAGGATGACCTGACGCGAGTCACCCGGGTTGATGGCGACGCGATACAAGACCAGGGCACCCGGGGTTAAGTCCACGCCAAGTACCTCCGGGTCGAGCGCCCCCGTCGTCGTGGCGAACGTCGCCGGCTCCCCCTCGGCCTGCGTGCGGTATGGGGACCAGTCGATCCACTGGCGGTCGGTCCCCGCAGAGGCCCAGTTCGCGTCGGGCGTCAGCTGGTCAAAAACCGCGCTTCCCACGCGGACGAAGTGTTTCGCCGCCTTCTGAAGGAACGCGTTCGGAACGGCCGTCGATGGAAGCCCCTGAGTGCTCGCCTCGGAAAAGATGGGGCTGCCGGCAAAGGGCGCAGACGCATCCACCGATCTGCCATTGATCAAGTTTCCGGCCTCGTCCAGTAGCGCATTGACCAGAAAGTTCGGAGTGGCGAATCGATAGAATTTCGTCACCAGCTGGACCGTCGCACCTGCGGCCGTGAAAGCATTCGCCGCGCCAGAGGTCACCTGAACTTGGGTGGAGCTCAGGATCAACGCGATGGTGAACTCCTCCGAGACGCCGTCTTCAGTCACCGAAAACCGATCTGTGTTGAACAATCCCGCCGTGCTGCTAAGGGTGACCGTGGTATTTGAAATCGAGATGTTGGCCCCGAGGGCATAAATATTATCGGGCCGAGAAACACCGTCAGAGGGGACGTCCTCCAGGCCCTTCGAAAGATCCAGCGCGTGCACTTCGCAAAGGCGATCCTTTTTCTTAAACCGAATGGAATCGATACCGGGAACCAGGCCCGCGAAGTGCCGCGCCCCATCCCGGTCCACCGTCAGATGCCACCGGTCGCTGGCTTTGATTCCCTCGAACAGATCCGAGAAGAACCCATCTCCATCGTCCAGCGTGAGGTCGATATCACCCGCACGGAACTGGTGGAGGTTGCGTTCGATGAGTAGAGAGATGGTGGCCAGGCCATCCAGGGGCACGCGGTCTGTAACGTCGTAGCGTTGGCCAGTCGGGGCCGTCAGCTCGAACAGGAACTTAGCGGCACCGCCACCGGTTGCTTCTCCTGCGCCCGGGGGCCTGATAACTCCAGGGGAGAGTTGAACGGCACCCGGGAAGGCCATGCTGAATTCAATCCACGACACGCGCTGCGGCACGGTATAACTCTCATCGATGGGCAGGTCGGCCGCGATGCTGGGATTCCCCGTCTCAAGCTGTGAAGTGATCCCGGCCCCGGTGCCGGCTGCAAAAAAGGCCGTGCCGACCTCGACCACGATCCGATCACCCTTCAGCACATTGACTGGCGTGATGGACGTTTCGGGTGGGAAGAAGTGATTAATGGTCCCGACCGCGGAGTACTCGCTCTCCAGCGCCGAAGGAAGATGGACCAGCACTGCAGGGGCACGGAAGGTGTTCGTAGCGGAGTTCCAGATGCGGATCACCACCGCCCGCATCGCATCGTTCGCCGCGTTCTGCTCCACACACATCATCTGCCCGCGCACCGTCCCGGACAGCGTAAAGGCCTGTGGCAAAGGATCGCTCACGTACACCCGATGCAGCCCATACTTCGGCGACCCAGCAGTGCTTTTCTGTATGGTCATGTTGGAGAAGGCGTTGCCGGGATGCCCCTGCTTCAGTGAGACACGAAGCGCCCCGTTGAGATCATGCCACCCGGAATGATAGGCGGGCGTGGCTGGGTTCGACGTGCCGCCATTCCAATAGTTGTTGTCGTCGTAGTAAAAGCGCTGGGGCATAGCAGGTCCTGGCGGAGGAGGAGGCGGCGGGGGAGCCGCCGGCCAAAGCAGCGACGACAGCTTCCCGACGCCCATAGTGAGTTAGACCGGAACTTCTTCCCAGGTCAGCGCACACCCCAGGACGTAGGTCGTCCCGGCACCCGCTGGGCAAATCGCGACAAGCGATCCGGGCTGGACGATGATGCTCCCGCTCAGCTCGTCCTGGTAAATCGCCGGCTGCGCGGCTGCGATGGCTCCAGGCGTACCGACCTGCGAGAAAAATGCGGGACGGACTGTCAGAAGCGCAGAACTTCCAGTCAGGGCCGAGTTCGAAAACCCTCGGGCCACTGAACCCTGCGCAATGCCGGAAAGATTGCTCGTAGGCTGCGCACCCACGGCAGTGACCAGCGCCGTCGGTCCAAGGCTGTACGCCATCGGTCCGGCCGCAGGAGTGCCACTGACGTTGAAGGCATAGGCAAAAAGAAGCTCCAGGTTCTTCCCGCTCCCGCTCGGGTTATAGACGGCCAGCAAAGGTGTCGCACCAGCGGCCAGCGGGCTGACCATCCCGGCCGCGGCGGTCACCCCGGCGAGCGCGGTCGCGAACGAGTAAACGTTCCCCCGCCGAACGATCTCCCCGTACCGCCCGTGGGCCTGCGTGATGACCTGCGCGAGCGTTCGATCGAGCCGTACCGGTTCCTGAACCCCGTCGGCCCCTACGACCACACCGACCCTTCCCTCTGAGATCATTGTTCGCTCCCTCCTTCCCATCGTTCGTTCATGGTCTTCAGCTCGATGAGTATTTCTTCGAGCAGCCTGCGCATCGCCGTCGATTCCGAACCATCGGCCGAGGCGACTGTAACTGGAATCGGATCAGAGGAAGCGAGCGTGACGGGAAGCGGGTTGGCGACAATAGGTCGCGTGACCAGCCCGTACTCGGTCCCGACTGGCGCCGAATTGACAACCCGGGACACTTCCAGAGGGTTCGCGCCGGCAATCTCCGTCCGTTCCCGGAAGACGGTATTCCCTCCGACCGTGAGCTCTTCCCCGTCAATTTTGGCCGTCGGGCTTCCTGGTTCCTGAACGTCTAAAAACTGATCGCTCACGTAGTATTTCTCCTGCGGGTCCGGTTCTCGACGCGCTCAATCTTAATGCGCCGGCGTTCCATTTCCAGCATCGCCTGGCGCGGAGTGAAATACGCACCATTGAAAGTCATCGACCCGATGTGGGTCCCTCGGTCGATTTTGGTGTTCTGGTGGATGACCGATCCGGGTGCCTGGCTCTGACCGAACTGACCCGCTCCTTCTCCGAATCCACGCGCTGCAGAATTCGTGGCGATGTTGGCCGCGTCCGCAGCCCACTTGCGGCCAAAGTTACGGAACGCCCCGGCCAGGATCGCGTCGTTTTGAGGATCATCGAAGCCGGCGGGCTGCGCATTCTCGATGGACTGGATGTTCTTCAACCCAGTGGCCACGGCCAGGGCGACATACGCCAGAGAAACAGGGGGGCCCGGGGGATTCTTGAGCGCGGCATTCGCCGCTGCATAGGTATCCACCAGGGCCTGCGCCACCGCCACCGCTTTGTTTTTTCCAAAGATGGTTCCGACCGTGGCGATACCAGCCTGGGCAATTTGAATATCCTGCGCGGCGAGGGCTTCCTTCTCGGCCTGCGCTTCTTTCTTGGCCTGCCGTTCCATTTCCAGGTTAGCGATGACCTCGCGGGCCTCCTCCTTGTTTTTCTTCAGCCCGTCCGAAATCATCTTCTCCTGGTCGGTCGCCCATCGCTTTTCCTCAACGCGGATCCTCTGTAGTACTCGTGCGTGGCTGAGTGCGCGAAGCTCGTCCAGCTGGTGAAGGGTGGCTTCGGCCTTCTGTGCCGCCTTGATCTGCTCGGCCAGCACAACGGCTTCCTGTTTCGCGATGGCCTCCTCTTTCGCAGCCACCGTCTCAGCTGACTCCACCGCAAGGCTGGCGCTCTCCTGAGCGATGCGGCCTTCCAGGGCGGCCCGGAATTCGGCAACCTTTTTCGCATGCTCCGCGGTCTTATCGGCAGCGTCCTTCGACTTCTTGGCCTCCTCTTCCAGCTTGGCGTTATACGCAGCGATGCTCGAAAACCCAGCATCGTGGGCTTTCTTCAACTGCTCCAGCTGACCACCGAGACGCTGCTGCTCCTGGCGTGCCTTCTCGGTCTTTTGAAACATCAGGTCTTCGACCGAGACGTACTCCTTGCCCCTGATGTAGAAATCGATCATTCCCTTGGCCAGAAGCTTCGTGGCGCCCCAGAGGGAATCCGTACTCTTGATCAGCTTTTCCTGGGCATCAATCTGTTTCTGGATGGAATCCTCGGCACGCTTCCGCTCCTCGACCTGGACCTCTTTCAGCACGCCCAGGTATTCGCGCTGTGACTTCGTAAGGGGTACACCCTTGTCGATGAGCTTCTGGTAGCTCTCGACCAGCGTATCCGTGCTCTCTTTCACGTCCGTGGTTGAATCGGATGCGTCGTCGCTCTGTGAGGCAAGGGCCGCGAGCAGCGGGATCAACAGCGACAGTCCGAGTGTCGCGCCGGCCAGGGCGCTGCCGGTCAGCTTACCCGCGGCTGCGAGGGATTCAAGAGCCGTGGTTGACACTCGCGTCAGCGGGCCGAGGCCTTCCTGCACCCCCGCGTTGCGCAGCATCTCACGCGACAGGAGATCAAAGGCCGTGTTGGGAAGTTTCTTTCCCAGCTTCTCGAAGTGCTCACTGGACCCCGTCGCTTTCTTTCCGGCCCGGTCGACAGAGTTGGCCGCATTCTCGGCCCGGTCCTTGAGGTCATCGAACCCCTTACCGTCCAGCTGCGTCTCGATAACCGTCTTGAGATTCAGGTCGGGCATCCTAGTGCTCCACTCCCTGCTTCGGAATCGGGGCAAATTCCACCCCGGGCTGGTCGGCAAGTTCCGGCGTCAGCCCCAGGGACAGCAGCAGCTCGCGCAAGTGCTGGCGCTCTGCACCCTTCACGCGCGATTCCATGACCTCGGTCATCGTGAGAAAGGCCTCGTAGGGCCATTCCATCACCTTCATCGGATCCAGCTTGTAGCGTTCGCACACCAGGTCAATGACCGATAGCAGCGCTGGGATTTCGGGAACGCCGGGCGCCGCCTCCTCCATCGACTCGGCCAGGTCAGCCTGAATCGAATCGCCCGCCTTCGAAAATGCCAGGGAGGCCCAGATGCGCTCCACGTTATTCATGAGCGCCACCTGGCCGGTGATGCGCTGGGCAAGCTCGAGAGTCAACTGCTTACGAAGAAAGTCCGCATCATAGGGCACCAGCAGGAGGGCAAGAAAATCCGCGAGCTCGTCATTCTCCAGCGACCGCATTAGGTCTTCCACGTCTCGCTTCTCGGAGCGAGCAAAGGAATCGAGCTGCTCCGAGAAGCGGACAAGGATCTGCAACACCGTGCGCAGCCGAATGCGCCGCAGCACGAACGAGCGGCCCCCGATGGTGAGCGGCAGCTCGCGGTCAACAAGATCAAGAACCCGCACGCGATCTCCGAGGGTCTAGGTATCGACCTGCTTGAAAAGAGTGTCCGCGCCGGACCCGGAATCCTCATAGAGGGCTTCGACCGTCACGATGTACACCTGGGCACCATCCTTCTTGAGCGGGATGGCTTCGATGCCGGTGATGATAGAGCGCCAGAACGTCCACGCCCGGAATCCCGTGCTCGGGGTCCCGGTCGTGCCCTTGACCGACTCCAGCTTGATCTGGAGGTACATCTCGTCGGCATCGGCATCGATCAGCCCCACGCTCGCCGGCGGAGTGCCCGTGAAGTTCGCGGCCGGGTTCATGGTGGACAGGCGCATCTTGTCCGCATCGGCCTCGGCCATCGGGATCTTGATCTCGACCCCGCGCGCCGTCGGCCAGGCCTTGATGGGCGCCAGATGTTCCTGCACGTCCATGCGGTGAAACTCGACCTTGGGCTGGATGGTGACCGGTCCGGCAATGTAGCCCATGTCGACCAGGGTGCCCGCCCCCTTCGCCGTGACCCATGGGCCGACGAACACTGCTGCCGGGCCGCGGACCACCTTCGCATTTGTTACCGTTCGCGCCGTCGCCATTGGCTTGACTCCTATTCACCGGACCTCATGGCCGGGTAATGAAAGGGGTATCAGTCCCCCGTGGGCTGTTTCGCCGCCTTCGGGGCGGCCCCGACTTTTTCCATCGTGATCAGTCCAGCATCCGCAGCTGACTGAATGCGCTCCGGGTGCTCGATGCTCTCCGCGATCAGCACCTCTCCTCGGATAATCCGTGTGACCTTTATCCCACCGACAACCACTTCCGTCACGCCAAGGTTCACATGGGCACCCACGGGAATCTTGTCGGTGCCCATCAGCTTGTAACGGTCCATGCGGTCCTCCTTCATGGGTTCAATCCGTCGATGACGACAGCGTACTCGAATCGGACTTCGATGAAGATTCCGCTGCTATCCCAGGCGGCTCCATGGTCCGATGAGAGAATTTTCGACTCAGTGATATGGCCCGACTGGCCCCGCAGGGTCTGGAAGCACGGGTCCACCATCAGGGCCTTCGTGACGTCCGCAATAAACGCCTCCCCTCGTGTGGAAGCCAGATCATCCTCGGCATTCTCGGACCCCCGGCGAATGTAGCCGATGATGGTCGCCGGCACCGTGACTTCGTACCCCGTATCGTCCAGCCAGACATACTGAGCGTCGGCTCCTGGCGTGCGACCCAGGGCCAGGGAAGGCGTTGCCAGAGACGACAGGCTTTCCATCAGCATCGGCTCGAACGTCCGGTACACCTTCTTGACGTCGTGGCGGTAGCCGTTCTCGATGGTGATACCCTCCAGCACGTTCTGGATGGCCCGTAAAGAGAGTTCCAGCGCCCCCTCGTTGGCCATTACCCGTTCAGCCCCCGCTCAATAGCAGCCCGCCAGCGCGCTTCGATGAACCCCACGTTCGACTCCACCGCCGGGCCCAAGTAGGGGCGTCCGGGGATCCGGCTGCCGGGATGCTTCACCAGCTTGGCGAAGACGAACATCCCCTTATTGCGATTCGATACCTTTCCCGATTTCTGAAGGAGCAAGGGTCCCTGCATCGACCGGCTCGCCCAGCGCAGCATTTTCTTGTAGCGGGGCCGGATCTCATGGGCCGGCGTCATCCCTCCACGCTCCTGAATCCTCCCATAGGCGACCACACCCAGCACGCCGACAATCGAACGCACCGCGGCCGGAGCTGATTCCACGAAAGAGGTAATGGCCCGAGACAGCCGATGCGTGCGAATCCTCGGGGGCATCCGGGTATCCGTGCTCGGGGCAATGGGCCGGGCATCGAGATTCCGTTTGGCATCCCCGGCAACCTTGAACCCGATTTCCGTGGCCGCCTGGATGAGCTCGCGCATGATGGCACTGCGGCGTTTCTCCACCTGGTCCAGCAGCTCCCCCTTTCCCTGGAGGGTCATCCGGATGGCAAGAAGGCTATTCGCCATGAATGGGCACCGCGTAGCGCTGCACGATGGCCTTATACAGCGGAGGAATGTCGTCCCAGAACTCCGTACTGCCTTGCTGCCCTGACCGGCGCTTCACCGCGTACTGATTGCGGTCGCTCTCCTGCCACACCAGGGCGGCGACGAACTTCACCAGAAGGCGCAGATCCCTCGGTGCTAACCCGAGCAAATAGCCGCCGGTGTAGGAGAAATTCACATTGTTCTCGCCAATCAGCCAGGTGGTTTTGGCTCCACCGGCCATACGAGAGAACACTCCCCGCGTCGGCTCAAAAACTACATTCGCTGAGGAGGAGTATCCCGCCGCCACCACCAGCGCCGCTCCATTCTCGGTCACCACTGGCAGCGGCGAGATCGCAACGGGAAGATGTCGGGCCCAGAGATGCGGCCGGTCGGTCCCGGAATGATACTCGTCCGTGTACGCTCGCTGATCGAAGTTGTCGGAGCACTGGCCGCGGACCATGTCCTCCGCCGACAGGATGGCATCGGTCAAGAGACTGTCCTTCTCGCCGCCCGACTTCTTGACGTCGTTCCCGAGGTAGTCTTTGAACTCCTCGAGCTGTACGATCAGCCCGTCAGCCACCTAGCTAGCCTCCGCAGGGAAGATACCCGAGTGCGCCAAGGGCCTTCGCCACACTTCGGGGCACCAGCTCCGTGACTCCGTCTTTCACATGCACCGGGCGGATCTTTCCGGCAACCGTCACGTGAACCGTACCCGTGGGTGCCCCCGCGGCACACTTACAGCGCACTGGCTCGTCTTCGGCACTCGCTGCTGCCAGATCCTTATCCTTCCCGACGTCCTTATCGACTTTGGGCATACTCACTCCCCCTGAAATGGGGAGCGGCCCTTGCGAGCCGCCCCCCGGAAAATCTGGTCCTCCCGTCGTCAGCTCCTAGGACCAGATGTTGTAGAGCACTCCCATGCCGCCGCTAAAATACACGGCCAGCGCTCCATTGCACCGCTCGTCGAACGGGGTGATTGGGCCGTCCGCTCGGGTCGGGTAGTAGTCGAAGCGGAGAAAGTCGTAGTTGCCGACCCACTCCAGCCCCATCGGCGTGGTATTCGCCATCGGGTACGGGATCTCCATCGGCAGAATGAACGCGGTGCCGGGGGGAATCCAGTCGTCGACCTCCACCGGGCAGCGGAAACCGCCGATGGCGTTGATGATCTCACCCACGCTCGCGCCCACGCTCATATTCACCCGCCCGTTGGCATCTGGGCTGGCGAAAATTTGCATCGAGTTGGAGAGGATGCCCTTGGCCGTGAGGCTGCGCTGCACCGCTCCACCGATCAGAAGGCGGAACTTCTTGAGCTTCGTCTTCTGGAAGATCGCTGCGAAGGCGTCCTGGAACTGAGTGACCTCGGGCACAGTCGCACTTCCGCCCAGGGCCGCGTTGACGTTCTTCACATACGCGCCCTGTGCTCCCGAGGAAACCAACAGCTGCGCAAGCAGGCCGTCGAAGTGACGGGCGTTCCCCGTCTCATCGGCCCCGGGAAGTTCGGCCGCGGTCCCGACGATGCCGGTGCCGGCGAGAGAGGTCAAGGTGACCTGGGTCTGTCCGACCACGCACTCGCACTTCAGGTTCGCCGATCCGGTCGTGGTTCCGACGAACACGGCATAGGCGACCGCGCCTGGAGTGGCGGGCCAGGTGATCTTGAGGGACTGGTTGGCCCCGGTAACCGCACCGCTATTGAACTCGGCCGAAATAACCCCGACCCCCTGACCTGATCCGGCCACGACCTGGAGGTTCGAATTCACTCCGCCGGCGGGCACCGCGCGACCCGCGAGGGCCGAGGCACCGTTGGCGTCGGTGAAGCCTGGAACATCCACGAAGATCCGGTTCGCGGCCATCCCCGTCAGCGGAACGATGCGCACGAAATAAGTCGTCGTGGATGGCTGCAACGAGCCGGCCGGAGAGGCCACGATCGCCACGGTGGCACCGGCCACACTCTGCGCGCCGATATCCGTGACGTTCCCGAACAGGTACGCCTGCCACATCAGCTTGATGGCGAGCAGCAACGTGTTCGTGGTTTCCTTCGCCAGCGCGGGATCGAAACCCTGCGATGCCTTGATGGATTCGAGATCCACCTGTCCGCCGATGGCGAAGGGTTTGAAGTTCACCGCACGGGGAGTCACCAGGTTTCCGGTGGTGCTGAACTGCGCACCGGACCCGGGCTGTCCGGCCGTGATGATGGCGCCGGCGTTGGTCAGGTTGAACGGATCCGGGCTGGAAATCGCCAGGATGTCCTTCCAGTTGTGACTGTTCGCATCGTTGATCACCTTGCGTGGGATCAGCCCATAGCTGGCCGCGGCCAGTGGAACGAGCTGCTTCGCAGGTTCCGCGAGCGAATATCCGTACAGCCCTGTCGTGACGTCGAGGGCTTTCTGCAATTTCCCGGCCTGCGCCAACGCCAGGAGATCACCGGACACCTTATTGATGGTATCGGAGGTGAGCGCCTGCATGAATTCTTCGCGAGTCATTGCTTTCGATTCTCCTGTTCCCCGGATCTCCGCTATCGAGTCGGAGCGTACGGGGGCACGGTTCGTTCGGCTGCCATCATGACCAGCATCTGCTTCCGCGCTGGATCTTTCTCGCCGGCAGCCAATTTTTGCAGCGCCTCTGCCTCATCGATATTGGCGATCACTTCTCCGCCAGGACCGAGGGACTTATCGACCGGACGCGCTGCAGGACGTCCGACCGGCGCGGGCAGTTTCTCGATTTTCAACAACCGCTCACCGATGGACTTGATCTGGCCCGGCAGCTTCGCAATGCCATCCTTCACGGTGGCAAGCTCACTGCCCTGGACCTTCACCTGGTCCCCGATCTTGGTCACGGCGTCGAGCACCTTCTGAAGCTGCTCGGCATTTCCATTGGGGATCGCAGCCGTAATCGGCTGAGCAACGATGCCTTTGCTGGCATCTTCCTCCTCCTTCGGCTTCGGCTCGTCCCCAGTATCTTTACTCTCGCCGCCCTCTCCCACGTCCTCCTTCGGCTTCGGCTCATCGCCTCCGTCGTCGGCGGGACACTGCCCATCAGGGCACTCCGCCCCCAGAGCGGATGAGGCCTTCACGAGCGCGTGACCCATCTGGTGGATCGCGGTCATGTTGTCCTTCACTTCCGGCTCTGAGGCGAGTTTCTGGATCGCGGTCGGCGAGAGGTACTTGGCCAGTCCGGCCAGGTCGTCGCACAACTTCACGGCGGCGATGGCTGGCTCGGGCGCCTTGTACGACCGCACCTGCTGCTCGAACTCCGTCTCGATGAGCGCGATCAGTGCGGTCACGATGGCGCCGGCGGCCTGGATGTCCGCGGTCTGCTGGGCCGGATCGGCACCCATCACCACCGCCTCAAAATCCTCCGCGTCCATGAAGCTCTGCATGTCGCGCAGGGCACAGAGAAGCGGGTACAGACTACCCGACTCGGAATACTTCTTGAGAGACGGTGTGAGCGCGTGCACGATGGGGCCGAAGCGTTTCGCGAGCTCCGGGGTGAGGGACCGCGCTGCGGACGCGGCCCCCTCACCTGGTGTCTGGGGAGTTTCCGAAGCCGCAGGCGCCGGTTCCCCTCTACCCGCTGTTGTTGGGTTTATGGCTGCCTTGTTCTTGGCGAGCTCCTCGCCTTGCTCTCGGGCGATCTCCGCGGGTGACTTCCGGTCTTTCGGATCGGCAAAGGGATCCAGCCCGGTCATGACCACCTTCGGGGGCTTCGGCGACGGCTCCTCGGTCTTTTGGAGTGGAGCTCCGTCGGGAGCCGTACTTGCCTCAGCCACACCAGCACGCTTGACCAGGGTATAGACGGCACTGTTGCAGGCGGGAGTGTCTACCAGAGACAGCTCGTCCAGCTTGTACTTCATCGCCCAGGGAACCTGCTTCCCTTCCCAGTCCTGGGACTTCCACTCGACCTCGCCTCCACCAATACTGATGCCGGTGTACTCGCCGTTCTTCACCTTCCGGCCCTGCTCCTTATCGGTCACCAGAAGCGACACCGGGATGCACTTGTTCACGTCGTCGCAGCTGTAATCCAGCATCTTGCCGGCGACCAGGGGTTGATGCATCACCCGCAACGTGCCCTTGCTCGGGTCCTGTCCGGCGTTCGTGGTGGTTTTCTCAAACCACTCCGCGAAGTCTTTAAATGCGACCTTGCTGGCCTCGTACGACACGACCTCGCCATGACGGTCCAGCTCCTCCTTGGTCGCGATGGCCCACACCCGGACACCTTCCGGCTCCTCCGCGACCTTCTCGAACGGAACGAACTTTTTGAAATGCTTCATCGACATGAACTCCCTACGATTTAATGATCGCGTTGACGCCAAACGTTTCAGACGGGGTGGTTCCGGTCAGAAGCCAGCGCACTCGCACCTTACTGCCGAAATTCGAATATCGCGCAAGGGCCTTGAGATCCGTCGAGGTCAGGGTCGTCTCCGTTACCAGGTTGCGCTTGTCCTTGGTGGCAGTCACGTCCGCCGCGGCACCCGTAGTCGTTACCAGAGAATCGGCACACAACTCCGACCAGGTAGAGCCACCGTCATCGCTGGTTTCCACGAAAACAGAAAAGGCTGTGATGGTGCCGCTGGCCGTGGTGCGATGGAGAAATACTAGCAGCTCCTCAGCGCCCGACACGTCCATCGTCGCGCCGTTGGCGGATCCCGTCTGCGCGCCGGGAGCCAGGAGGATAATCGGAGTGCTCTGCATCGTGATCCCGCCTTCTCAGGGTTGTTTCGGCAGCCTGCGGAGGCTACCGTCTTTCCAGACCATATACGAGCGATCGCTCATCTGCACACGGTCGAACCGGCGCCGCCCGATGGGGGTCATCGGACACACCTCGTCAACAATCCTGGCAAGAGTCGTCGCTATGATTGCCTCAGACGCCAACGCATCGAGCTCGGCTTTCTGCTCGGCGGTCAACTCCGGCTCCAGTGACATGCGAGCAAACAGGTCTACGCCCACGCGATCACGTCCGGTCCTTTCTCGCGGTCAAAGCGGACCTCATAGACGGAATAGGGACCCACCAATGGAGAGCTCTGGACGAGGCATGGGCCGATCTGAAACCTTCTCATCCCCGGAAACACTCCGAGCTTGCGGACTTCGGGCGTGGCCACCAGCTGTTCGTATACGCGCACGCCCATGATGATCATGTTGGGTTCGATTCCCTGAAAGGCCTTAAACTGGGCCGCGAGGGTTTGCAGCGTCGCCAGCGTCACCTCGCTCATGCTTCCCTCACATTGGGGATTCCATCCCGCACGCAAAAGGGATGGCCGACCGGGAAGTCCTGCCACTTGGCAATCGACCACACTTCCCCGTTAACCCCTTCCTCCTCGTCATCGTGGCCCGACTCCAGACACCCGGGTCCGTCAAGGATGGTCACCGTATTGATCCCCGCGCCGGAATAGGTTTCCGCGGCCCCCTGATTCAGTGCGACGGCGACCTCGGTCCTGGCGATGCGCTCGGCCCGGTAACCCCAGCCCGTCTCCTCCTGAATGGCATCGCGCAGCTCGCTCTCGGTGACGCCCTCCTCCAGCGCCCGGGTAATCGCATCCTTCAAATCCCGGCGAAGTGTTTCAGTGATGGCAACGTCGGGGTTCGGGGAATCGATAAAGGTTCCATCGGACAGCTTGCGCTTTCCCACCAGCTCGGCCGCACGGCGCTCGGCATAATCCGTAGCGTTCTCCTCCGTCAGGCCGAAGGCAATCTCGATACCCGATTGGTCCGCCGCCAGAACTTCCCCATCCAGGTACGTCTCGGCCAGCGGCTCCCTCAGTGATTCCATCAGCAAATCGATCTGCATCGCGTCGTCCAGGTCGTCAGCCTTCTGTAAGTCAGTGAACATCTTCACGGCGACTTCGACCACGGCGGGAGTGATCTTCTTGAAGTGCTCCTTCACCACGGCCCTCAAAACCTTCTCGTGGCGCAGGCGGCGGCGAATGGCGACCAGGGGGCGACGCGCCTTCACCATCGCACCAAAGATCCAGTCCAGTCGGGGCTTCACTCCCGGATGGGCCAGGGCGTCCTCGAGGGCCAACGTCACCGCGTAGTGAAGTGCCGGGGGAATGGCATCGCTCTTAAACGCCAGCACCTTCTGCAGGCGCTCGGGCGTCCGCTTTCTCCAGTCTGGCTCGCCCGTAGCTGCCTTATGAGCCACTTTCCGCCATCGACGCAGGTCATCCATCATGCCCTTTTCCGTCGCCGCGGGGATCTGGGGCACATCTTTCAGGGCGGCCGCTGCCGCTGCACTATCGACGGACGGTCCCGCCGCCGGGATCGGGGGGACTGCGGACAGTACACGCCGGGCCACGGCCGCCCCGCCTTCCGTCGGCGCTCCTCCTCCACCAGCGATGAAGTCAGCCAGAGGCACAGGACCGGACGGAGTGTCTACGGTGGGCACGTCGCCCCCCTCGATGGGTTCAAGCCCCTCCTCGTTCAGCACGTGGTTCCTGGTGTAAACCCCATGCCCAATAAACGCGATGGCCTTCGCCGTCCAGGCCGTCTCGTCTCGGTGCTTGTCTTCCACGTAAATGAACTTGACGCCGTCGATGCGCAGGTACTCCCGCAGCTCGCGAGAGAGCATTTTGCGCACCTTGTGCATCCAGTAATGGTGCCCACTCTGCGACGAAGACGTGTCGGCCTGCTCAGCGGTCGCGCGGTTCATCATCGACACCAGGGGTTGAGGGCTGGTGTGGTAAGCCATCGCAATCGTGCGGGCAAGGAATTCATTCAGGCCGTTCGGCTCTTGCTCCGTTCCATGGGGGAGCTCAAGGCCGGTACCTTCTCCTCCGGGCATCATGCGCAACTTCCGGCGCTGACCGCTCTCTCCTGAGAGCAGCTTCTCCAGCTTCTCCTGAAAGTCAAAAATCTGGGCCGCGGTCCACGCGTCGGGGCACTTCCAAAAGGCATCGGGGATATTGCCATCGGTGAAATAGGCCAGATGGTGCAGCTGCCGGCGAAGGGTGAGGTTCACGGTGATCAGCACGCGCTCCAACGGCGACTGACCGTAACCGTTATATGTGCGGGGCGAAAAGGGCGAGTACACCAGCTCGGTAGGATCCGTCCCCTCACCTTCCATGACGGGCAGGTAAGGGCGGCTGAATTCCGTCTCGGGAACCCCCGCGATGATCTGCTGGTAGGCGACCTCGGGCGGCTCCGGGGGGATCCCGTGCCAGTCCAGTATGGGCTTAATGGTGGCGCCATCGATGGCCATCAGGGAATGCGGTTCACCGGTCACCGTTCGCCGGCGATAAAAACACAGCGCATCGATATCCAGGGCGTCCAGCAAAAGCGTGTGCAGCCAGCCCTCGAAGCTGTGGACACGATCCGGATACGCGAGGAAGTTTTTGGCGAAGTCACACTCCTCCTTCATTCCCTTCGCGCGTTGCTCCTTCGGATCCTCGGGAACGACGTCCCATTCCAGGCTGAGAATGGCATCGATGACTTCCTGACGGGCAATCTGAACCAGGTCGGACGTGGCCGCAAGATTCCTGAGCAGCGCGAACGGCGTCAGCTGCCGGTACTCGGATCGGGGAACATAATTGAGGTTGTACCCGGACTGAATATAGAACTGCCGCGGATCCTCACCGCGGGGAAGCCACGGATACAAGGGCACGCCCGGGTTGATGGGTCGGCCCTCGAACACTTCCATGTCCCGCGTCGCCGTCACCCTTCCCTGAGCGTCGAGAAGCACGCGGCGTTTGTCAACGACAGCGAGAGCTTGGGATTGATCGATGGGGGTCCGGGCGTATGCCGTATCGGGATCGCGCTCCACGTCATGCCCTCACGGCGCAAGTGTTGGGGGCAGTCGCCGGATTCGAACCGGATTTCAGGCTTATGAGGCCTGCGTGATCCCATTCACTTCCCTGCCCCAAGGGAAAGGACCTACAGTTTTTGGACTGTACGACCCCTTGGGGATCCATGTCAAGATGGCTGAGGGTTGTTCCTTTCGATTTCCTCTTGCAGCAGGCGCAGGAAGGCTTCCGCACCACTACTCGCGGACCCCACAGCGATGAGCAAAGCGGACACCCGATCCCCGTGGCCATCCTTCTTCGACGGCGAGACGAACGTCCAGGTGCCGGTGCTGGGGACCTGGTGGCTCTTGAAGACCATCATCTCGCTGCGCAGGCCCGGATCTCGGCACAGCTTCAACTTCCCGCCTCCTCCGTCCCGATTCACGGTGAGCGCCGCGGTGCGCTTGTTTCGATTATCCGTCCACCACTTCTGCACTTTGTCGTACAGGGCCTGCACGTGATCAAAGACCGGGCCGCCGGGTCCATTCGTCTCGATGATGGCAGGCGCGTGATTGAAGCGCAGCGACTCGGCAGCGATGAAGGCTTCGATCTTCGGATAAGGTTCTCCGCGGATCCCCGCGACCCAGTGCACCGCCCAGCACTTCAGGCACAGCGGCACGCCCCGCGTCCATCCGCTCTGCTGTCCAATATCCCACGCCATGATGTAGGGGTGATCCTTGTGCGGCTCCTGGTCCACGTCCAATACCATCGCCTTATCGACCCACTCCGCGAATAGCGCCCCGGGAGGCGTTGGGAATTCTCCCTCGTACTGCTGGGCGAATTCGAAGCCCGAAAGATCCTTGCGCTCGCTCTCGATAAAGGCTAGGTACAGCTCGGCGCCGTCGGGATTGAGCAGCTCGGGAGGCGTGGGTCCGTCCGGGTGCTCTCCCTTTAGGCCAAGATAACGGTCGCGCCACGTCCATCGGATGAAGCCGATGCGGCCGGCGTTCGCTTCGTCCTGTGCCTGCTGACAGAGGTTCCAAAACTCTCCCAGCACGGGGCCGGGGTTCCCGATGTAGCGGATCGGTCCCAGCGTGGCGCTGCGCCGGGTGGAGAGAATGGCACGCGAAGCGGAATCGAGAAGCCCGGCTTCATCCACGACCATCGCATCGACGGTGCGGCCGCGAAGGTTCTCCCGCTTCTCCCAGCTCCGACACTCCACCCGCGATCCGTTGCGCAGATAAATGCGCATCTTGCTTTCAACGGCACGCGCGATGAACCCGGGCCCACCAGCGGCCATCGCCTTCTCGTTGAGCTCCACCAGGGCGTTGTAACCCTCGCGGGCTTGCTCAAGAGTGGGGGCGACCCACCATCCGAGTTTGCGGGGATGAATCCAGAGCCAAGAGAGGAGCCAGCAGGCGCACGCGAAGGTCTTGCCGATCTGCGTGGCCGAGAGGACAACGAGCTCAAGCTCAGGTCTGTTTAGGAACCTTTCCTGGTACGGAAACAGAGGGGGGAGATACAGATCGGCCCTCGGCCGTGAAACATCGGTACTCGATGACTGAGGGTCCGCCTCCGATGGGGGGATCGAACTCGATGACTTCCTTCGGCTTCCCACCGATCCACTCCGCGAGGCGCACGAGGCACTCCGGGTGACCGGCAATGCCCTTGGTGTACAACGCCCAGCCCAACGCGATCACCGGGTCCTGAGGCGCATCAGCATTCTTCGCCAGCACGACCTTGATACCCTCCTTCAGCGCTTCACGGAACAGGAGGGTCTTATCGTTCAATCGGCCAGGGGGGCGGCCCGCTCCCACTCGCGCGCCACCGCTGTCCTTCTTCCCGAGCTTTTTCACTTCATTGCCTCCGACACGTATCGGCGAAGGCGCGGGTGTCTCACAGAAGGGGCCAACTGCTCCAGCTGCACCGCCCAGTCCAGACCGGAGGCCTCAGTCGCCCCGCGGGACTGCTTCGGCTTCAGCCGATTCCGAAACCTCGTCCAGTCCACCCAGTGCTGAGGGCGGCGGAAACGGCGGATCACCTGTACCACACCCGGCCAGGCGCGTTCAAGACTTCGGGCCATTCTCAAGCGCCCATCGCCAGCATACAGCACGTCAGTGTTCCCCCCACGCATGGCCATCGTGACCATCTTTTGCACCAGGAAGGCATTCAGCAAGACGGTGCACCATCCACCGGAGAGCACCTGCAGGCATAGATCCGTGTCCTCATTGTAGCGACCGCGCCAGCGATAGGGGATCCGGGAGAGGATGAGGATGCAGGAATACACATGGACGTTGAGGTAAAAGGGCGGCATCCCTCCCTTGCGCCCCGAATTGCGATGGGCGAAGGTGGAATAGTTCAGGCCCGCGAGGGCCACGTTCTCG